CTACAAAGTCGTCACAAGATAAACAGGTAATGCAAAGGTTGCGTGAGACTGGAAAAGTTACTGACGCTGCTAAAGCATTTGAACGATTCTTTTAATTTTGGAGTTTTAAAATGGCTACATATCAAACCTACACCGCTATCGGTATGCGGGAAGACCTTTCAGATGTTATCTATAACATCTCACCAACAGACACACCATTTTTTTCGTCTGTAGGTAAAACCAAAGCTACTGCTGTTTATCACGAGTGGCAGACTGACTCTTTGGCAGCCGCTTCTTTGACAAACTATGCTGTTGAAGGCGACACCGCTTCTGACGCTACCATGTCTCCAACCACTCGTGTTGGCAACCGCACTCAGATCGCTCAGAAGACTGTTAAGATTTCTGGCACTTTGAAAGCTGTTGACAAGGCTGGTCGTAAGTCTGAAAAGGCTTACCAATTGGCTAAGGCTTCTGCCGAAATCAAGCGTGACATGGAAACCTCTGTATTGAGCAACCAAGTCGCTGCTAACGGCAACTCCTCTACTGCTCGTAAATTGGGCGGTCTGCAAGCATGGTTGGCTACCAATGGCGACTTTGGTACTAATGGCGTGGCTGGTGCTTCTGGCACTACTGCTCGTACCAACGGCACAAACCGCACCTTTACAGAAGACTTGCTAAAGACTGTTGTTAAAGAAGTTTACGCTTCTGGTGGTAATCCTAAAGTGTTGATGGTCAACCCTGCTCACAAGCAGTTGGTTTCTGCCTTTACAGGTATTGCTGCACAGCGTTTCATGGCTCCTGCCAATACCCCCACCACTATCGTGTCAGCGGCTGATGTTTATTTAAGCGACTTCGGTGCAATTTCAATTGTCCCGAATAGATTTATGACATCTACCAACTCATGCGATGAGACAGCATTTGTGCTTGACCCCGACATGGCTGCTATCGCTTACTTGCGTCCTTTCCAGACCAACGAGTTGGCTGTTACTGGCGACAATGAGTCTACACAATTGCTGTGCGAGTACACATTAGAAGTTAAGAACGAAGCTGCTCACGGCATTTTGGCAGATTTAACGCCATAATACTCACATTGATGTGATACAATGCCCTCATGTTAATTCATGGGGGCATTTTTATGTGTATCGTTGAAAATTGTGATCGAGAAGCATCAAAACTTGGGATGTGCAATATGCACTATTTACGAGTTAGAAAATACGGAAATCCTTTTGGTGGAAGTAAAGTTCAAGCACCAATTGAAGAAAGATTCTGGAAATTTATTGTAAAAAAAGAATCTTGTTGGTCATGGATTGGAAACAAAGCAAATGGTTATGGTCGTATATCAACTGGTAAGAAATCTGAAGGATATACACTAGCTCATAGACTTTCTTGGGAAATACACAATAAACAAAAGATTCCTGATGGTATGTTTGTTATGCACAAGTGTGACAATCCTGAGTGCTGTAACCCAAAACATTTGATGATTGGAACACCAAAGGAAAACACGCAAGACATGATAGCAAAAGGAAGAAAGCGTGTTGTTGCCCCATTGGGCGCTGAGAATGGAAAATCTATTCTTAACGAAGAAAAAGTAAGGTTAATAAGATCAAGTGATCTGCCTCATGCAAAACTGGCAAAACTATTAGAAGTTTCTCCTAGTTGCGTAAGGGGTGTAAGGATTGGAAGAACATGGTCGCACATAAAATAAATGTGTTTTTTTTACACAAACTGATAGAATTAGGTTATGCAAAATCCTAACAATTTTAGACAAACTGCTGTTCATGCTGATGGCGAGGGCGGCATCATTATTCAAACTCGTCAGGATGTTTCTGACATTGTTGAACAGAATAAAAAGGAATATAACTCCTTTGATGAACGAGCAAGATGGTCTGATAATTTGTTTGGCAACAAGGTAGCATCTATTCCAATGACTGTGATTGATGACCTAAACAAAGCTGGCATCATGCGTGGTTTTGCTGTTCTTGATGACAAGCGTTTTGCTGCTTGGTTAAATGACCCAATGAATCGTGCATGGCGCACAAGAACAGGAGTAGTATGAGTTTCGCAACATACTCTGATTTAAAGACATCTATTGCAGGATATTTGGCTCGGTCTGACTTGACTAGCCAGATTCCAGACTTCATTACATTTGCTGAGAATCGACTCCGTAGAGAGTTGCGTATTCGTCAAATGCTAAAGTCAGTAACGACAGCGACAGTATCTGGCGACTCTACTGTTGAGTTACCTGCTGACTTTATTGAGATTCGTGATTTTGTCGTATTGACAAACCCAATTCAGCCATTGAGTTACTCTAGCCCATCGGCATTGTCTAATGACCCAAGAGCATCAGAAGTTGGTGTTCCTAAGTCTTACACAATTCTCGCTAACGAGTTCTTGCTGTCTCCTCCTCCTGATGGCATTTACACATTGAGAATGTTGTACTTTGCTGCACCTGCATATCTGTCAAGCAGTAACGCATCTAATGTGTTTTTGAATATCGCACCTGATGCTTTGCTCTATGCTTCTTTGATTGAGGCAGAGCCATATTTATACAATGACGCTCGAATCAATACATGGGGAACTATGTACGATAGAGCGATTGCCTCTCTTGCCAAGTCTGACGAACAAGGTCAGTATTCTGGTGTTCCTTTAGCAATGAAACTAACTCCAAGGTGAAACTATGGCTGAATTTAGCAACTACTTAGAAAATGCTCTTATCAATGTGACATTGAGAGCAACAAGCTACACAGCGCCAACGACTGTTTATGTGGCTTTGTACACTTCTGACCCAACAGACGCTGATACTGGAACAGAGTGTTCTGGTACATCGTATGCTCGTCAGTCTGTGACTTTTAGTTCTCCTAGCAATGGTGCGACTAGCAACTCTGCGGCTGTTGAGTTTCCTCAAGCTGGTGGTTCATGGGGAACAATCACACACATTGGTATTCGTGATGCTTCTACTGCTGGCAACTTGCTTTATCACACAGCACTAGACGCTTCTAAGACCATTGCTACTGGTGATGTGTTTCGCATTGCCTCTGGTTCGTTGAGCGTCACATTGGCGTGAGATGGCTGATTTACTGCCTCCGTGGACGATTGACTCGCTAGACAATTTAAAGTCTAGCATTGATGACTTAACACTCACACTCGATAGTCCACTTTATACAACCTCTGTAACCCTATGGGATGCCTATGGGTCTGTAACTGCGTCTGCAAGCGTTACGGCTAATGGCACTAGGGTTCAGTTTGGTAGTGGGGCGGTAGATGGAACGGCAACAGTAACGGCTGATGGTACTCGTGTCCAGTTAGCTAGTGCAAGTATTACTGCTAGTGCTAGTGTTGCTTGTGATGCAGTAAGAGTACAGTTTGGCTCTGGTGCAATAGACGCAAATGCGACAGTAACTGCAATTGGTACTAGAGTTCAGTTTGCGAGTGGTAGCGTTACGGCTAATGCTGATGTAACGGCTATTGGTACTCGTGTTCAATTCGGTAGTGGTGCAATCACAGGAAATGCTGATGTAACTGCACTTGGTGGAATTGTTGCCAATGGTTCTGCTTCTGTAACTGGTAACGCAACAGTAGTAGCCAATGCAATCAGAGTTCAGTTTGGTTCTGGTGATATATCTGGAAACGCAACTGTAACTGCCAATGGTGGTTTGGTTGTTGGTGCGGTAGCTAGTATTACTTGTAATACAGTATTTACGGCTTCTGCTTCCGTAATTTACGCAGGTTCTGGGGCTGTAACTGGTACGGCTACGATCACAGCCAAGGGTGTTATTCTTGGTGAAAACTGGACACCAGTACCAGAGGATGATAATACTTGGACACCAGTATCTAGCGATTCAAACACTTGGACAGTAGTTTCTAGTGACACAAATACATGGACACCTGTGTCTGCTAATGACAACACATGGACAATACAGGCTCAAGGAAGTAACACATGGCTACGACAAAACTAACATTTGGTGAATGGATGCCTGACCAACCAAGCATTACTGGTGCTTTGGTTGACGCTAAGAATGTGGTTTCTCAGGCTGTAGGCTACGGACCACTTCCCACAGCGGCTACTTTCTCTGCTGCGGCTTCTGAAAACCTTATTACATTGGTAGCAGGGAAAACCCCAGTAAACGCTACTAAATTGTTTGCGGCTGGCACTACTAAGATTTTTGATGTTTCTGGTGTTGGTGCTTTGACTAATGTCTCAAAGACTGGTGGTTACACACCTAATGCTAACAACGACAGATTCCGTTTTACTCAGTTTGGCAATGTGATTATTGGCACTAACAATAGTGACCCAATACAAGCCTACACTTTAGGAACTTCTACGGCATTTGCTGACTTATCGGGTAGTGCGCCTAAATGTAAGTTTTTGACTGTCGTGCGTGATTTCGTGGTGACAGCATTTACGACTGAGAGTTCTACTGTCTATCCTGCTCGTGTTAGATGGTCTGGAATCAACGATGAGACTACATGGGGAACAAGCCAAGTAACTCAAGCAGACTTCCAAGATATTCCTGATGGTGGTCAGATTGTTGGCATCCGTGGTGGTGAATTTGGTCTTGTTTTGATGGAAAAAGGTATTAGCCGAATGAGTTATGTCGGCACTCCATTTGTTTTCCAGTTTGACAATATCTCTCGTGGTAAGGGATGTATTGCGGCAGGCTCTATTGCTCAAATCCAAGGTGTTACATTCTTCTTGAGTGACGATGGTTTTTATATGTGTGATGGACAGCAAGTCACAGCCATTGGCTCAGAGAAGATTGATCGATGGTTCTTTGGTGAGGCTGATGAGAGTGGATTTGATACCATGTCAGCGGCTATTGACCCTGTACGCAAGCTAGTTATCTGGAACTTTAAGACTACATTTGCACAGCGTAAACTGATTATTTACAACTTCAGAACACAAAAGTGGACTTACGGAGATGCAGGTACTGATTACATTTCAGACGCTTCTACATCTGCCACTACGCTTGAGGGATTGGATTCGATCTCTAACAGCATTGATGCTTTGACAGTATCTCTGGACTCTATTCTGTACATGGGCGGTAAGTACTTCCTTGGTGGAACTTCTGGAACTCGTGTAGTTACCTATAACGGAGCGCCAGCTACAGGAAATATCATTACTGGGGACTTAAACGCAGGCGGTAGATCAGTAGTAACCCTAGCTAGACCTTTGATTGACGGAGGCTCTGCTAATGTTGCTGTTGCCTCTAGGACACTACTTAGTGAGCAAGCTATCTTTGGAACGGCTGTAGCGGCTGACTCAGAGAACAGGGTATCTCTTAGGTCTAATGGTAACTTCCATCAATTCCAGATTACACCTACAGGAACTTGGAAAACTGCTGTTGCTTTGGATGTTGAAGTCCAAGGTCAGGGGACTCGCTGATGTTTAGAAGTCTCCCTCCTTTTGGCGGTGACCAGAGACAAGTTTCTGAGGTTGTCCGTGGTTTGATGGATGGCAAGTCTAACAACACAGGGACTTTGACTCTGGCAACTGGTGGTGCTACTACCACTACGCTGAACGACAGAAGGATTAGTGCAGACAGCGTTATCTTGTTTGCGCCTAGTTCTGCTGCTTCTTTTGTGGACTATATGCCCTATGGGGCTTTTCAGAGTCTTGTTGACCAAACTGTTGCTACAGCTAACACGGCTTACGCAATGACAATGGACACCACAGACTACTCGAATGGGATTACTTTAAGCAATAGTTCTAGGCTGAATGTAAAAAACGCAGGTATTTATAACTTCCAATGGTCTGGTCAATTTGAAAATACTGACTCACAAGACCATGATGTTAGGGCTTGGATAAAAGTTAATGGAACGAATCTTACTGGCTCAACAGGATTCTTTGCTGTTCCTAGCAAACATGGCTCAGTTAATGGTCATGGTTTAGTTGGGTGGAATTATTTCCTAAGTTTAAATGCAAATGATTACATTGAACTTTGGTGGGAGACTGATAGCACTACTGTAAGTCTTCAAGCCTATGCTGCTGGAACAAATTACCCATCTACGGCATCTTTAATTACTACGATGAACTACATCTCTCCATCGGCATTGACAAACATTTATGCAAGTTCTCAGGGACAGGGTACGGCAACAATCACTCATTTTGCTAATTCAACGGCTGATAAGACATACAAATATGTTGTTATTGGTTAATTTTCAATTTATAATGGATTCCGTGGATGACCCGCTATGGAATCCGAAACTCTAGGAGTAAAACATGGCGACTACTACCACTTCTCAAATTGACCCAACAATCCAACCATTTCTAACTTATGGTTTGACTGAGGCACAAAAGCTGTATCAAGGCGGTGGTCCTCAGTACTATGGTGGTCAGACTTATGTAAGCCCATCTCAAACGACTCAAACTGGTTTACAGGCTCTTGAGGCTCGTGCTTCTCAGGGTAATCCATTACTTCAGTCTGCACAAGGTCAATTGCAAAACACTATCTCTGGTGGATTCTTGCAAGGCAATCCATTCTTTCAAGGTGCTTTTCAACCTGCGGCAACAGCGGCAGAGGCTCAGTTTAAGCAAACA